GGTAACACAGGTACTTCTTCACCATTAATAATTACTGTCTTTGGTCTTTCTTTTACACTCATGATCTTCCTTGTCGGTTATACTTCTTTATACTACGTTTTTTACTTTTATTCAACCTCTTCGTGTGACGTCTAGGACGCTTTTTAGGTTTTGCTCTAGGTACGAAGTGTGTAAATTTTTGTTTAGCCATTTTCGTCTGATCTATTTATTTCTAGTATAGATACCATCCCCGATACTACGTTTGCAGAGTTAGCTTCTATTCTTAGGATATCATTTTCTTCTAAAACGATAGGACCTTTAGCTAAGTTTACAGTTGTATTAGCTCCTACACTTACATGAGATATCTCATATTCTGTCGCTGCTGAATTATCATAAATATAAGCTTGTACTTGAGTTGTACCTGATTCACAAGTTAACTGTATATTTTGAATAATTACTCTTGAACCAGCAGGACATGTATAAACATCAGTCTTATCCGTTGTGGTTAAATCAAAAAATGCGTTTGTATAAATATTAGCCATTAATACCTCGCATTAAACCAAGAAAATCTTTGAGACTCTTCGATTTTTTCTTTTTGATAATTAGTGTTTAATTGATTCTGTAAGCTTTCTAAAGCTAGATTTATTTGCCTAAATGAATCTGAATTATATTCAGGTGGTGGTTCAGGTAAAAATACTTGTACTTTAGCCATTATCTTCTTCCATCTGGTTGTATGTCTACTCTAAATACTCCATAACGCCATCGTTCATTAATGGCATCATTTTCAATTTTTACAGAAGCTAATCTAGAACGTGCTCTTGTATCTACTTTATCAGTAGAAGAGTTAACTGTAAATGGTCCTAGGGTAGAGCTTGTTTGAGTATCCGCAGGATACCTTCTCAATAATATTGTTACTTTAGCGTTGCCTTGTAGGTCTTTAAAGTCAGGTATAAATCTTCTTATTTTCATAAAGTATTCTCCATCTCCACCTTCATCTAAATCAAAATCCCCTGATTCAATATAAGCAGGGATAGCATTTACGGTACCGCCGTTGTTTAAAACCTCGTTAACACCTTTTTCTTGATTGAATACATAAGAAGCTCCATTAGATATTCCTTGTACTACTGGTTTAGTTGGAGCAACATTTAAATCAAATTTAGTAGCCATAGGATCTGCAAATACATGTGCATCTGAATAAGCTGTCCTTGCTAAAGTTCCTGTAGTCCATACCTTTTCTCCATAGTTATAAGTAACACATCTGTTAATATAATTAGAGCTAGCTGTCGCATAAAACCAAGTAATCTCTTGATATAAACTATTGTGAGTTCCGTAAGTTAATTCTGATCCAGATGCAAAATTAAAACCTTCATTGTCTGCTGTTGTAGTAAAAACAAAGTCTTCTACTAAAGAGCCCATTGATTTAACTGTACCATCGAATACAAAGAAACCACCTGAATCTCCCATCCAAAATACTGCACCGTTAGCATATACAATAGAATGTTGTCCAACACATCCACAGTTAGAGCCAACTTGTCTAATACTAAACGTGTAAGGTGCTCCTATAAACTGCATTAAATATGCAGAAGTGTCTGTTAAAATTAAAACATAATCTTTACCTTTTGCAGCACCAACAATTTTAGTTCCAGAATCTATCCTAAATGTACCTGCTGTGTTAGTAGATGTTGGTGTATAGTCATTAATGTTTTCTTGATCAGAAAACCTAATAAACATTTTATCTTGTGTTCCTGGAGAACCAATTGTTGTTTCCGTACCTAAAAATATTAAATGTCTATCTCTATCAGATACTAATGTCATTACTGATTTTGTTGGTGCATTTGTAACTACAGTTGCTCTAGCATTTATACCAGCACCCCCATTAGGATCCCATTGAAAAGTAGCACCGTTCTTAATAGTTGCTATTAGTAATTCTCCATAGTTATCTAGTGACCATGATGCAGGATCTAAAACTGCATTTGAAGAAGGTCTTGGTGTTCCCCAAGTAGATGCTGACCATGTTCCTGTACCCCACCCATAACCAAATGATTGTAGTATCGGACCTATTTTATAGTAAGGTCTTGTGTCTAAGGTACCGTTGTTCGTTGCTCCTGTTCCAGTTTCCGCAGTAGCCATTTGAATTGTAAATGTAGTAGTTGTTGGTATAGATTGTACTTCATAAAGCACATCATCAAAATCAGATGCTACATAGTCTGTTTGACCAGCTGTGAATGAACCCGCGTTTGCAAAAGTTGTTATGTCTCCTATCTCTAAGTTATGAGGAGAAGGTGTAGTAATAGTAACTGTTCGTGATCCGTTGACCGTGGTTATATCAGCTCCAGCCACGGATAGGTTAGTATCGATTGGAGTAACATCATAAAAATCATCTCCATTATAAATATATAATATTTTATTTGTACCAAGAGCGGCGTATTTTCGACCACCTAAATCTGACCATGTATGTATTGCTCTTGTTGCACCAACAAGGGTACTTGATAATATCTGTTCCCATCCACCTATTTTTTCAGGTGAACCATATCTAAAACGAACATTATCGCCATCTACCCACTGACCTTCGGCCTGTGAATCAGTAGCTTGTTTGTTGAATCCTGGTGCAAATTGTACTTTTCTAAGTGACATAACGGTATTATACACTATTTAAATATACTTATAAATAAGTGAAATTAGAGTTTAATAGTATACGTCTCTTATGTTTTATGGGTGAGTTTCCTGTATGTAATCGATTACCCTCATATATTAACAATCTATTAGCTTTAGGAGAAACCCTATGCATTTCAGTTAAGCTGTCCTGGTTGTAAGCAGTGTGTATATCATTGCCATATTCATCAAATAAAACAGTATCTCCATCTGAATCATTTAGGTAAAATATCGTAGTTATATTATTGTAAGGGTAATCTATATGTGGAGTATGTAAATACTTTCCAGACACACTCATAGTCATATCTAATCTTGATCTTAAAATCTCTGAACCCTTTGCGGTTTGTTTTATCTTATTAATAACTGGAGTCAGCATCTCTGCATAATAGGTATTTCGCATTTCTCCGTCATGGAATATATGAGTAAACCCATAACTAAACACATGTTCATTCTCTTTATCTTGAGTTATGTTTTCGTTATAAAACCAAGGGAAGTTATCTGAAAGAACTAAATCAGCTATGTTTTTAAAAGTATCTTTATCAAGATAGTTATCAATTACCTTCATGTATTTTCTTTAATACATCTATTAACTTAGGTTTTGTTTGAGCTACTATATCCCAAGCTTTTACTAAATTATCTCTTTTAACAATATAAGGTTCAATGTGTTCTTTTGTAAATTTTTCAAAATCTGTAATATCGTTTTGTAAACATATCTCTGTAGGATCTATAGGTAGCTGTCTCATACCTGTGCCCACACAATGCATACCACCATTTGAGTCATAATTATTAAATACTTTTAAATTTAAACCATTGTTAATATCCATACTAGGTTGTTTCTTTAAATCTATAATTTGTTTGTCTTGTAGGTCTCTCCAATACTTAGTATCTTTTCTATTAGACAAGTAGTAATGCATAGCCACAAACTCAGCAAATCTATCAAACTCTAAATTACATCTATGATTAAAAGAATCTCTTTCAAATTGATTTATATGTTCTTGATGTAGTGTTCTTGCTAAATTCAATAAAAACTGATGTACTGTAAATAAACCATTACTTTCTAAAGGTTCTATAAACCCAGCAGATAAACCAATAGCACAAACATTCTTATAAAAAATATCTTTATGCCTTCCAACTCTCATATTAATTTTTTTAAGCTCTAAAGTATCTCTTGTATCCAAACCCCATTTATCAAACATATGAGCATGCATTTGTACTTCAGCTTGCTTATCATCTACATACTTAGAACTATAAACATATCCTGTGCCTATCTTGTTCCAACTAGGTATTCTCCAAACCCAACCATTTTGAATTGCACTACATTCTGTATATGCCACTAATTCTTTTTCTTTATCTGTGTAAGGTATCTGTCCTGCAAGTGCAGAATCATTTGGTAATAAATCATTATAGCTAATGAAAGGTACTTTCATCATTTCACCAAGTAAAAGTGATTTGAACCCTGTGCAGTCTATATAAAGATCAGCTGCATACTTATCATTTAAACCAGTTACATAGCCTCTTTCGTTTCTTTGACATGTTTTAATATCATCAATAATATGCTCTACACCTTCTGGTATACATATTTTATTTTTTAAAACTTGACCAAATTTAATCGCATCAAAATGATAAGCACTGTTTTTAGCTAAATCAAAATTATTTAAATCACCGTTTATGTTTTCACCAAATCGATTATGTTTTACTAAAGACATAGCTGGATATAAAAAGCTAGCATAGTCTGTCCATGCAAGAGGTAACTTAGATGTAAGTTTTTTAAAATACCAAGCGTTCTTACCACCTGGTAACTCTGCTTCATAAGGATCCCCAAAAGGGTAATGAAAACTTCCAGATCTTTCGTGGTAAAAGTTATTAAATTTAATACTTAATTTATATGTAGCGTCACACTCTTTCATAAAATCTTCATCTTTAATTTTAAGAAGTTGTAACCAATGATTTATAAAACCTAATGTGCTTTCTCCAACACCTACAACAGGTGTATCAGCACTTTCAATTAATGTGATCTTTTTATTAGGAAAGAGTCTAATTAAAGTTGCAGCAGTCATCCAACCTGCACTACCACCACCAACAATTATAATTTTATTTACTATCATTAATATCTTTATACCAAACAGGAATGGTAAATCTAGTCCCATTATTAATTTTATTTACACCATGATATAAATTAGCTCCTGGAAAACCTACAATTTTACCAGTTTCTTTTTTAATTATTTTATCTTCTACAAAAGTTTCACCACCCTCATAGTCATCGTTTAAATAGATAATAGATGTAAAAGGGTGGTAATCAAAATCTTTATGTTTTTGTTGGCAGGCTTGGTCAGGCCATTTAACTATTTGTACATAGTTTGGGTAATAGTTTTTATTAATATTTTGTATAAAATAAGCAATCTTACAATACACATGATTAAATATGTCTTCTCTAATTAACTTAGAATAATGAATAACCTCTGTATCTCCGTGCACTTCTTTAAATAGTTGAGGTAATTTAAAAAAGTTATTATTATGAAAGTCAATAAAAAACTTACATTCTTCTTTTGTAAGAAAGTTATTCTGCTGATGGATTTGCACCTACTTTTAAAACATCCTTTCTAATAGTTTGAAAGTCTAAGTTCCAAGAAATAATTGTTTTTTGTTTGTTAATTTGTTGAATCGATCCTCTATGTATTAGATGACATGGAAAGAATATAATGTCTCCTTCCTTTGCATCATTGAACCAAGTAGTTTTTAGATCTGTTGGATCTATAAATTCTGTTTGACCACTACCTTCTGGAAGTTCTAAATAATATACCCCTGTATAATTAGAAGCGTGTGTATGCCAGTTATGAAAGCTTTCTTGATTGTATCTTTGAAACCATAACTTATTAATTTGTAGTTTCTCAAAACCTAGTTCTTTTGCCATCTCACCCCAATAAGGTGTAAATCTAGGCATAAAATATTTTACCCAAGGTCTATTAAGTAAATCTCCTGCATGAAACCAGTCTGTAAAAGAAATATTATCTGTATGGTAATCATCTAATAAAACACAAGGTTCACCTGGAGCATCTTTTTGTAGTTCTAAAAGTTTCTTTTTAACTTCCTTATGTTCTTCGAATCTTCCTTTAAGTATTGTTGAGCTTATGTTTGATTTTTCAAATTTCATTTAAAAGTAATTAATATTAATATAGATACCTATGAAGGCAACATTCCTAATG